TTGTTGCCCTAATACCTAGTAAGTCACCAAACTCATAGGTTTGTCCTTTACGTACACAGATAACACCTTTTGTTGCTGACCTTGTTGTGCTTGCATTTGTAAAGAATATTCTATACTGTGTTTTGTCGGGTATAACAACACTTGAAAATTCATCTACATCTGATAAATCTAAGAAGCGTTTTTGTACTTGCCTACTTATTGTACCTAATTCTACGTCACCAATTCTTTCAGTACCAGCAACTGTTCTTAATCCATCAGGTCCAAGAAAAACAATGTCACCACCAAATTCTTGGATTGTAAAATTATTTAGACAGCCTATTTCTCTAGTAACTGGTTGTATAACAAAGTCTGATATTGTGTTACCAACTAATTTAAATATGCGTTCTTCACAAAAAATAAATAGTGCATCACGAAACGGAAACAGTCCAGTTATATCACTATCAACTCGTATTGTGCCTGCGCCATTAGCTGTTGTAAAATCGTCATCTGTAAATGGAGCAGTAAATACTAAAGACTGTGGCTGACCTGACATACCTGCAAAGAAACTGGTATCTTTAAATCTTGTAACAAAAGCTGGGTCAGAAGGTGCGCCTGTTGCATTTAAGTCGGTTACTGTTGACCCATCAAACTTACTTGCATGGTTTGCACCATCTGCAAACATAATTAAGTCAGTGCCATTTAAATTATATCTAAAATGTGTATATCTACCTGCACCTGTTCTGCCGCTATCTATCTGCGACCACGAACCAGTAGTTCCAGCTTGATATACATTTGTGCCTCTAGCAGCTACTACCTTTCCCTTAAAATGAGCCGATAGTAAAATTGGTTCAGAATCTGATGCTGTTTGTGGAACTACATTACTATTCCATTTTAAATATCCAGATATTCTTCTGTAACCACCAGATACGTCTGGCTCAAAGTTCTGTAATTCTAGTGCCATCCCCGGCTGCATAGCAAAAGTAGATTGGTCTAAGACTAATCCACCCTGACAAGCGAAAACAAAAGGATTGAGGCCAGCTTCATCTGCCATTTAATACACCTAAAATGCAGCTACGTTAATGCCATACCTTTGCGAGTGCGGAAGATAGGTTGACCTCACATAATCTGTTCTGTTTAATAATATTGATTGCATATGCTTTATACCTTCTTCAAACCTAGTAAAGTTCAACCCATATTGTTGTGCTTCACCTCTGTACTGATATGCATATGCAGTCGCACCATCTGCGATAACTTGTCTAAATTGTTCTGGAACAGCGGGGACATCAGTAGCAGCAGCTAAAGCAGTAGGTATATTATAGTGTTCATACTTTAATTCATATGCTTTGTCTGGGTAAGGGTATAAGCCGTAATTATTATCAGGTGTCCTAAATACAAAGTTTGGAACGCTACCTATACCTGATGTTGTTTCTTGACCAATATATTTGTCTACATATTCTTTATAATCCAATACACGTAGGGTAGTAGAGTCAACACCTAGTGTATTGTCTTTGCTTATTCTAAATGTTTCGTAGTCCACATGCTGTGTACCAGTAGGAACTGTGTACCGTGTTTGTGAAGCTACAAGAGTTTCTGATCGTGTTGCATGGCTGAAAGGCCAACCATATTCTCTTTGATTAATGTAATTAATAGCATCATTAACTGCGTTTTGACATTGTATTTGATAGCCTCTTGCTGCAGTAAAATTAGTAGCAGTAAGAACTACCTCATTCATACGAGCAAGAACTTCATTTGTCAAACCAAGAAAATCATATGCCATGTTAAATTCCTAAATGAAAGTGAGGGGGCAAGTCACCCCTGCCCCGTCACATTACTTTACGCTAGTGTATCACGGTCTACTTCATCAGCAGACATATCGCCCAATTCGCTAACGTCTAGCATAACTGCATAGACACGAATTTTACCTGCAGTATAAGTTGCACCGTCACCCGCAAAGGTAAGGTCCAAAGTATCAGCAGTAGCAAGTGTTACATCTGCTGCAGGTGTTGCGGAAGGAGCATAAGCACCATCAGCCGCACCATCAATATCAAATGCTGCAACAAATTCGTCAGCGTCTGCTGCACCCAATGTTGCTGTAGCATTTGTACCAGTGTTCATGGTTGCAGACTCTACAACCTGAAACCCAGCGTGTAGTACACGTGTGTTTGCAGGAATAGTGAGACATTGAACCACATCTCCACCTGTGCTAGAAATAGCTTGAGCAGTTAGGTCAACAGACATATCCACATAGTATGGAGTACGTCCTCGTTGACTGTTACCGTGGGCAGGTTTTAAAAGTGTACTAATTGTAGCCATTTTCTAATCTCCCCTTACGCCAAGCAATAAGCCGCAGTAACGATTGCTTCAGGACGAAGAATCTTGCGACCATACAGATGCATACCACGGACAATATCTGCGAAGCTGTCCGGGTCACGATAAGTCTCAGTCTTGTTAATCTGCTCTGCAGTTGCAACAGCAGATGAATGACCAGCAACGATAATGCCCATATTAGACGCATTAACACCACCTGTAGTTGCTGGGCCAGTGCCAAGCGAAGGTAGGTTGTTAGATGTGTAAATTTGGAAACCGTGAAGGTTATTCAAAACAAGTCCGTTCTGTAGTCCAGAACCACCGAAGTCAGAATTTAGAAGACGTGAATCTTCATCTTTCAGTACCTCAATAAATACTGGGTCAAGAACGAGCCAACGTCCTTGGGTATCAACATTTTGTTGGTCCATTAGACGTGACATACGTGCAATGATTTGCAGCGGGAATGCGTTACCAGCAGTGCTGGATTTAGCAGCCGTTGCGCCACCTGCACGTGGCTCAATACCAATACAGTTGTTTGCAGAACCTGCAGAACCTGATGCATTAGTAAAGTCAGAAGCGTCAAGCGACATAGATGCTAACAGTTCAGCACCTACGAGGTTTGCACCACTAGAGGCTGATGTAACAGCCTTTGCACCATTAACAGTTGTGTTAACAGTATTTGCAGCACCATGAATGGCTGACTGCGTGAAACCTGACAAGTAACCAAGAACATCTTGGTCAAACTGGTCAGCAAGGCGATACGCAGCACGATCACTTGCCAATGATTGGAAGTTGATGTGGCTGTGTGCCTCTTCAATGTCGTCCACCTTGAAAGCAAAGTAGTTAGCTTTGTCAATCGTTAGGCTGAACTCTTCATCGTCAAGGTCTTGCGGGGTAATAGTTGTACCACGTGCATACTCCTTAACGGTGATTTCGGGTTCTTTGATAACCTTAACGGAATCGCCCATCTGCGCAATCTCACCAAAATAATCAGAATTGGTGATTGCTTCAACAATAGATGCCTTGCGGAAAGCAACCTGCACCTGTTTGCTGTAGATAATAGGACTAAAATTACCGTTAGGAAGATTACCATACCCGCTTGCGGTAGTAAATGCCATTGTAATCTCCATTTAGCATTATTCACAGATGCAAACTTACAAGACTATTAAGAGGCTGATTTGCTTGGGTGCGTTCAATAATAGGGTGGCCGCCCTACTATTTTACGGGCCATGCGCTTCAGGTAATCCGTAAGACTTTGCTGTTTGCGTATTGTAGTGTAACAGTTCTGCGCAACAAAGTTACACTAATCTGACTATAGTTATACCTATATATAACTATTTGTCAACTCTTTTTTATCTGGCAGAACCAGATATATCATAAACAAATTTTCCACTACGTATAGCTTCCATGATTTCGTCTGAGTTTTTCTCATACTCTTGTGCAGACATTTTCTGAACATCTGACTCTTTTAAGTACGAACTAGATTCATCTTTTTGTGGTGTACTACGTGAGTTCTTGGTAGACACAGACTTTGCTGCATCTTTATTTGATTTAGGTTTTTCTTTGCTTATACCTTTATCTGCTTTGTACAGGTCAATAGCTCTAGCTGCTGCACGTGCATCATTATCATTGTCATACAAGGCATCTTGTATCCACTTAGGCTGTTCTTCTGCCCAATCGTGAAACTCATCGCTGTCACGTATCTCGCCAAAGTCAGGATGCATACGCATTAATTCTACTTCAGCTTTTTCTTTA